GGACGAAGCACATACAAGCACATACAAGCACATACTGGACGAAGCACATACAAGCACATACTGGACGAAGCTAAATAATATTTATCTCGTTAGAGATAGGATATTTGTATCAAGAGCTATAGAACCAAAAATTGACCTCGATATGAAAACCAGTCTGAGCCTCTGACAATATGTCATACTTCTTTGAGTTCACGACAAACTACCCGCCCCCCTATTTCATATATGACAAAATGTCACTGCACAGTTTGCACAGTTTAATTATTTCGGATATGACAAAATGACATGGCACAATTATTTATATTATTTATCTTGTCTGTAACTTTATGTTCGTAGATTATCAGATTAAATTATACAGTCAGCTTTTAACTCATGATAGGATTATTTTTCCTTTTTAACAAAATATTATTTAGCTTACTGGCGTTGTTTTACTCTCTATTGAAGTGTATATCAACTAATATATGATCTGTCCACCAGACCGAACCTCCGACGAAATTCACCTATTGTGTATCATATCAACTGTAGATATTTCCGTGCATTTTATAAAGCCATCCACCGTGCCAATCTGCGAATTTGTAACTTTCAATATCATTTATATTACCACGAGCTCCTTTTGCTCGTCCATTGTATCCTGCTGGTTTCAGTATATCACCGTTACTATTATCTATAAAGACATATACACTTTCATGACCTCTACTATTCATATTGATTCTGGTAAACTTTCGTCCATTGCCAGTAATCCTATATGAGTATCCGTCTGGTTTAGTCATAGTGTTATTTAAATAATCGACAAAAGCTGTTAATTCTGTATTCATGTTATTTTCCTTTCTCATTTCGACTAAATATACAAAGGAATTTTGAGAAAGTCAAGCCTTTTTTTCAATTATTTTTACGTATGTTATGTGGTATATCCAAAATATTATTAAGCTTACCGGCAAAGTCTATCTCCCCAGCCATGCACCCCAATTCAGATCTCTCTGGTGGACGATTTGGGATATAGGCACTCTCTCACTTTACCAGATCTTACGAATAAAATACAACAAAGTCAAGCCTTTTCTTCAATTATTTTGTTCTCGACACCAATGTCGGTAGCAACTGGGTAGGTAATCCAAGGAAATACACCAGAAAAATTGGCTAAGCCCCCTTGATCTTACGAAGAAATAATGAGAAAGTCAAGCCTTTTCTTTAAAAAAATGAATAAAGTAAAAAAATATTTTGTGTAAGTGGTGTATTATGTCAAGGCGGGTAGGTAATCCAGCCCGTTTTCTGTGTTATATTAAGGGAATAGTAGAATATTTTTCAGTGTAATAGTGAGACACAATGATATAGTGATACGGGGATTATGTTAAATTGGTCGGGGCGTGTCGAAATCTGACATAATGACATACGAGTTTGATTTTTTTGTATCTCTAATGATATTGATAGGGATAAAAGTGGGTAAGTGTGGGTAATAGTGGTATATTTGTGTTCTCGTCTTGCCATGTCTCACTCGCCGTGTTCTTGTGTATAGAGAATGGTAAATTATTTTTTGTGTGTTCTCATGTATAGAGACGCGGGTAATCCTCAAAGAAATATGGTAAATAGAGATTGTGTGATAGCCCCGACAAGGGCTCTTTTATATCACATTAAATTGAATTTATATCATAAGAGTATTTAGAAGAACCCTTTCTATTCATTATCAGTAATATAATATAAAGGCTTTAATCATTTCAAATATATCAGTTGGATTCATTTCTTATCTATCAGTTTCTCAACTATACCATATTTAAGTGTTATATATGCAAATAACAAAATAATTAAATGAGTTTTATATGGATTAGGTTCTATTGCAATTTCTAATGCAATGAATATAGATATGAACACCATTTGTATTGATTCCTTTATTTTCATACTCTCTCTCTCTTTAGTTATTTCGTTATAGCTCTTTAGTTATTTCGTTATAGCTCTTTAGTTATTTCGTTATAGAAATGTTACCAAAGTGTTACCATATATATATAACTTCTAAAAAATGATCACCCTTATTTCGTATTTTATTTGATGTTTCCTCGCCACACTATTTTGTCTGAATATCATCATTTAAAAGTATGAAATTTTCGGTGAGTCCTCATCATCTAATTTTTTCATTATACCATGGTCTGAGCTGTAAGGGAACCCAATGACTGGAATGTTACGTGGGTCTGAGCTGTAAGAGGCGACCTTGAAAATCTTTGATTTTTGAGGTCTCTCTCTATCACACAACCTCACGCGTATTCCTTAACGATAGTCGTTTTTACTGACGGAGTTAGTTTCATACGTATAATGATAGGCAATAAAAAAGGGAACTGGATTAGAGTTCCCTTTAACTTTTCTATATAATTTTATTGGATTGTTAATTGTCGGTCATATAATCCTCTACTATATAAAGATTTCATTTTACCATCTTCACCTACAATATCAAGATCAAAATGAAAAGTGGCTGTTACTGAATGAGCGTCTTGTTTTATATTTCGTAATTCAACGAGTCCACCTTTAATCTTTAATGCTCAGTTTTAGTTATTCCTTCATTCAAAAGTTCTTCCCGAATCATTTCTCTTAATTGTGTTTTTGCTATTTTCATAATAATGTTCTCCTAATTATATATAAATATACAGAAAAAAAAATACTTATTTTTTATAACAATCTATACATATAACTTTACCATCTCTGGTATACCAATCTACTTTATAACTATCTGCTTTATGCACAGTCTGATATACTTCTCGTTTACAGGTAGTACAGTATTTCTTCGGGATTTCTGGTATGTGTTCCATATTCTATATAAATATATTGGGCATAAAAAAACCCCATACATAAATGAGGTTTTTCTTAATTCTTTTTATAATATTCTAATTACTTGTAAATAAATCCCATATCTGTTTAAGGGATAATCCTATAACACCAACACCTATTGTACTTCTCCACTTTGTAGTATTTTCTCTAAATGCAGTATTCTTTTTTGATTCTGCCCATAACCCTTCATGTGGATTAAATAGGTTCTCTTTAATAAATTTTATATCTGTGGCCATATCACTTCTATCTTTTTCAGCTTGGTCCATTCGTTCTAATATGACGTTTAAATCTTTTACATCTTTACCATTCATAATGTCTTCCATTAAGTTAAAGTTTTCCAAAATTTCTCTCTTCATCATATTTGTTATTTATTATTTGTTATTTCACACCTTCTAAAGTAGAGCGGGTATCCGTTGTTTTTGAGAAGATTTAAATCTCTATCTCCTGTTTCTCTAACTATGCTCCCCATTCTTCAGTTAGTGTGATATTTTTCATTTCATATATAAATATAATATATATTAATTATTCGTCATTTAATGCTGACTTAATTATTTTATTTATATATTTGTAATCCCCTTTCTACTATAATAAAATCTGTACTTGTATAATGTTCGTGGTATTTATTAATCATCATCTTTCTCCTTCTTAATTTCATCAAAACTACCTTTTTGTTTAGCTGTTCTCTTTTTTTCACACTCTTCAATTGATATAGAATCATCATATATAAAATTATAATTATTAGTTTCCAGTAAATCATATATTCTATCTATTGGAATGAAGTATCCCATGTGAGTTATTGCGTCTGCACTAAATCCCATTGGTTGAATAGATATTCTGGATGGTATTCCAATATACTCATATTGTTTTCGTGACTTTGACCACCTGTATATTGAACCTCCACTATTGCCAAAAATTGTTTGAGCTGTACTCATCCAATACTTGTAATGATCAATTTCATCATCCATATATGAAATGTGTCCTTCAGATGTAATGGGTGGGTGTCCGAGCGAAGCCCCGCACGCATATACCTTATCAAAAATATGAATAGTATTTAATTTGTCAATAGGAAATATCTTTACAACCCTATCATGTGTGTGCTCTTTATCTCTTACTCTCAATAATGCCCAATCTTCACCACCCTCATGGTCACTATATGCCACAATATCAGCTTCTACTGCAAAAGAACCAATACAATGTGAGTAGTTATTATATTTAAAATATTCTACTTGAACTGTATCTAACGTTTCTGTATCTACCTTGCGTTTAAGTACGGGATTCCATTTCTTCTTAACCGTAATACATTCACTAATCACATGATGATTAGTGATTACATATGTGTAAACTTCATCATTATACTCTTTTGAATATACTACTGTTCCTGAACCGCCTGCTCTATTAGTTCTAACTCGTACTGTCGGGTAAAACATTTCTTCGTGCTTTTGCTTAATGTCTGGTGATATTTTCATATTGAGTTCTCCGCTTTGGTTTGTGAAATGGATAAAAAAATCCCACTAAATATTATAATAACCATTAGTGGGATATATGTATTTACTTATATATAAATATAATATATATAAATTTTTATTAAACTATTACTTTAAATATTTTTATTCTAAATCACATATTCTTTATTTGCTATTTGTTCTTCTGTATAATGAAAGTATTTTGTCTTACCATTGACTTTTTTTGCTATAGAGCATTTGTGTCTGTTCTTACCTTCCACCTTGAAACTAACATGGATCCATCTGCCAAACTCCTGAATAACTTGATCAAAATCTAAATCTGATTCTATTATCCACTTCCAAACTTCAGTAACAGTTGGTTTCCCATTTACTACAAAATCTGCTGCTTCACCTTTTGTATGTTGGGACCTATTTGTACTACCTATTTTGCTGTTCAGTTCCTGGCATCTAAATCCACTTGTTACTGTAACTGGTTTCTTAAAATGTATTCTAACTGGTTCTAATATATTATCACACAATGCTATCAAATTATTAACTTGTTCACTGGAGGGTGTATTATCTATATTATTACGAGACGCCGTTTGACTTCTTGTCATTTCATCATATGAAAAATGTTTAGATAATTTATCACCTATTTTATATACTTTCATTTCTTTACTCTCCTCAATTATTACTGGAGATTTTACCTTCTCCACACTAATAAATAACCGTTTAATAAACTCTATTATTGCATTTAAATTCATTTATCTTACTATATTAAATATCAATATAAGAATTAATAAAATAAAACTAATAGAAGATACCCAAAATGAATATAAATATTGATCATCTCTTCTACCTTGATTTTTCATTTATTATTCCGTTTGTTTTTAGGTTTATAGTGTCGTTTCTTTCGTGGTTTTGGTTTAGCCTGGTTACTCAATCTAAAAATTTCTTCTTTAAGTAATTGTCTTTGAGTTCTCAAGTCTTGTATTTCAGAATATAAATCTGCTGTTTTACTTGTAGTTAAAAGTGCAGATATAAATAAACCAAATGTTGAACCTATAAATATACCTGCTATAAGCCATAAAACTGTTTCAATCATCTTTTTTCTCCTGTTGTTTTTTTAATTCTTTGGATAGTAATTCACTACTGCTCACCAAAGCAATATTGTCTAATGGTTCTTCTTCATTTTCTAATAATGAACTTGAGTGGTGTATGTGTATAACACTACCACTTTCTTGTGATGGATTAATTTCATAATCCAATTTTGTCTGTATAGCAAGAGACTCTATCTCTGCTAATATCTTTGATAGCTCCTGTAATTGTTCAGGAGTCAATTCTGTATCTTTCATAACTTTTACCTTATACTAAAACTTTAATTCGTCGTCTGTAATTTCTTTTTCTTCATGCCACCATTCTATTCCCCGGTGTGATGGATGTCTGGTTCCCATTTTAAATTGTCTGTTCCATTCCTGTTCCGTCATTATTTTCCACAATTTATCAAACTCTACCTCATCTATATTTTTCCTATTTAAAAAATAGGTTTTTGCAAAACTTTCATCTGCTACACTCGACAATTCTACTGTATCTACTATATTATCATATTTATCAACCAATTTATATTTCATTTTTTAATCCCTTCATTTTTAGCAACTCTGCGTTTCTTTTGCCATATTTTCTTTTCTTCTGCCCGTTTCCTTTCCTTCAATATTTCTTCCCAGGTTTTTTTCTTCTTTGTATGATTATGTTTCTCTTGTTCTATTTCATCCTGAAGCTCTTCTTCAAATAATTCCCAATCTCGTGTCCAATTATGCTTTGACATAATATTCTCCTTACTGACTTCTTATTTTTAACTTTGATATAATATCCAGAAATTCCGTAACTGTATAACTCTTACCCATGTCATCCAATATACGAACTTCTCCTATTTTCTCTGGATAGTTATTTACTATATTTGTTAAAATATTCAATGCTTGTCCTGTGTATAAAATTCCAAAACTCTCGTCGCCCAGCAAATTTGTCTCTAACATTGAATCCATTTCACTGTCGTTAGACATCAATAAATAGTATTGCACTAAATAATTCCTTTGATATAATCTTCTAAATTACGAGTTGGTTTATATCCCAATTTTAATTCTGCCTTAGAATAATCACATAATGTTTTATCATACTCCCCACTACGAGCTGGAATGTATTTCTTTTCTCCGCCAAACATTTCTGCTAATTCATTCATTGAATAATTTACTCCACTACCCAATTCAAATATATCTGCATTGAACTTATCATTCATACATAATACAAGACCATCTACAATATCATCAACATGAGTAAAATCTCGTCGTTGTTCTCCGTTTCCTGTGATTGTAAGTGGTTCTCCGTTTCTGTGTTGTCGTTCAAATATTCCCATTACAGTTGAATATGGACCATCTTCTACTTGATGATTCCCATATACATTGTAAAATCTACATATTGTAGTACTTGTTCCATATACTTCACTATATAATTTACACAATTCTTCACCACCATATTTTGACCAAGAGTAAGGGCTACTATATAATCCGTGATGAAATGAACTTGAACCGGCATATACTACTCGTATGTTATTTTTACGGGCATATTCTAATATATTCAATGATCCATTAAAGTTATTTTCTATTGTTTCTATTGGATTTTTGAGTGATGGTTGTATTCTTGCTCTTGCTGCCAAATGAAATATTACATCTGGGTTATCCATAAAAAATGAATAATCATTTGTTTCAGTAATATCCACATCATAATATACACAACCTTTATACCATTGATTTTTAACTTCGTTTTCCCGTTTACCTGTACTATAATTATCCAATGAAACTACTTTGTGTCCATCTTGTAATAGTCTAAATATCAGGTTTGTACCGATAAAACCGGCACCTCCTGTCACCAAACATTTCATAATTTATTCTCTACCAAATCTATTATATCATTTAATCTATTTATTGACCAAAATGTGTTATGCAATTCGGTGTTCCAATTTCTCTTAAAACAAATTGCATCACCACTGCTAACAGATTTTTTCTTAAACTGATTTAATTTAGCTGGACTGTCATCTATCAATACATCCCCTCCAACCTTCCACTTTTCTTTTGTATAATGTATTTCTTTAAAATCAAAACTATTATCAGCCAACCAAAATGTAGTTGGAATTACAGTTTGATCCCGTTGTGCTGAAACTAACACTAATTCATTATTATTCTTGCTTGCCCACTCTTTTAGTGTTGGCCAATCTTCTGTTGCTTCCGGAAAAGGTTCAGCGTGTGCAAATATATCATAATAATGTTTTCCAAATATAAAATCTTCCGACTCTTCTTCGGTCCAGAATGTCAGCCAACTTCTAAAATCCCAATTACCTGGTAATCTATGTAGTTCATCCTTGTATTCTGGAAGTTCTCTTATTATTACTCTTTTTACACTACCTACGAAGTTTCTTAAAACTCCATCACAATCTATTAAAATTCGCAAAGTATTTTCTCCTTAAATTCATGTATTCCATCTGAACAATTATCTTCCCAATTTTTTGATGAATTCTTATTTGCATTATCTGTTATGTATTTGAATGAAATGAATGGTATATGAAAATGATAACATACTTTAGCTAATGCATATGCCTCCATATCAAACACATCAATCATTTCTATTTCATTTTCTACATTATCCACAAAGTTATCACCACTTCCACAAACTAAATGTTTTTTAATTGTATTAATATGATGTTCTCTACTATAATCTGGATTAAGCGGTTTATTCCTAAAATCCAAAACAATTTCAGTATCATCAAATGGAGTTTGTCCTTTAGAAAATCCAAATTGAGTGGCATTCATATCTCGTTGTATAAATCTTGTACAATCCACCAACTCACCTATCGGTAACTCTCTACTACCAGCAGTTCCATAATTGATTACAAGTTCTGGCATTGGTGGCATATAATGTAAGTGTGCCTTTTGTAATACTTTCGTTAATTCAAAAGTGGCATTTACTTTACCAACTCCGGTGTATAATACATTCCAATCTACTAATTCACCTATGGTTTCTTTTTCAAGGGCACATACTATTAATATATTATCTTTATTTATCCCACTCAAAACCATTTCCGGATGCTCCCCATTGTGTTGTTTCATAATAAATTGGATTTTTCAAATGTAGATATTCTATCACATATTTTATCTGGGTGTTTATGTATTACAAACTCTACTGTTCTAATCATACTTCAACTCCGTATTATTAATTCTCGTTCATAAGTATTAAGTTTCTTTATGTGAAACTTAAAAATTTCTAATTCCATCTCTCCAACTTCACCACTCTCCTGTAAAATTTCCGATAAATTCACTAATATCTGAAAATTCTGTGGTGTTAGAAGACGTGCATCAAACCTAACAATTACATCATTTGTTATTGGTTGAGAATGATATAAGATTTTTTCTGTAAGATTAAACTGAGTATCTGGTTGTTCCTTATCTATATAATTTCTTATTTGTTCGGCATTTAATGTAACATGAATATTAGAACACCACGGCTCTAATTCTTTCAATATATTCTCATCACAATTTTCAACTATAAATCCTACATCATATTTAGGTGGAATGATAGGATACATCAGTTCATCGTGTTTAACCATATGTCCCCATTTGCGGATGAAATTACGGGTGCTACGGAGGTTTTGCTTTAACCACTCAGTACTTTCCCTACCTTCCATAAACACTTGACCGGCTGGATTTCTGAATGCTCCGTCCTTAAATCTTGAACCACGACAAGTCATATGATATATAAATCCCTTCCAAGTCTGAATCAAATCATATCCTGCTAATACAAACCGATTGAATATATCTGAATCTTCTTTTGATTGTGGAGCGTATAATGGGTCGTGTCCACCAATTGCCAAGAAGTCATCTTTGTATATAGCCCAAGGTGCGAATATTCCATTTGTCGTTCCCCCCTGTTGAAAATCTCTATCACTATTCAACCAATTCATCAACCCTTGTTCATCAAACTCTTCAGGTTCTATACCGAAATCCATTAATATCTTTTCTGGCCCATCAGGATGTAGTGGTGGTTCAATACGAGTAGCAGATACAACTTTACCTCGTTCTAAATGTTTAAGTATCTCTGTATCTAAGTTCGGACAAGCGTACATATCACTATGCCAAATCATAACAATATCACTTGTCGCCATATCCACCAAATGATCATATAAAATGGTATGTCCTAAACGAGTAGGACCATCGTTACGATGTATTTTGATATTACCATCTTTCTTAGCAGTTTCTTGCATCCACTCCCAAGTTCCGTCATCAGAGAAATCATCTGCCATACATATCTCGTGTATATACCCCAAATTCTTCCGTATTGATGTGTAGGCCCACTTTAAATATTTTAGGGTGTTACGACTTGGTGTAATTAAACTTATAGGTTTCATTTTAAATTCCTTATAACAAAATAAAATCGTTGTCCTTGATAATCATGTCCTTCATCTTTATTGGGTTCATTCTCTAATACTTCAACAAGTTCATATTTTTCTTGAATCAATTCTTTGTATTCATCAAAACTGGCTGCATATGGATCCATAGGTCTTGACTTGCCATCTGAATCTTTATTCCACTCTATAAAACATAAACCTTTATCATTTAAACAACTCATCCAACTATCCAATGCCTTTTCAGGATCATAAGAATGGTCAAATGAATTACTGAAAATAAAATCAACACTATTTACCCATTCATCTTTAACGTCATGAAAATCCCATTCAATAGTATTTGGAAATCTATCCTGAGCCTCATCTGCAATTTCAGTTCCAATAACCGTAACATTCAATCCTAATCTATCAAAGGTTTTATTAAATTCTTCTTGTTCAACTCCCCTGCGAGTTCCATGACATAAACCAAATGATACCTCTGGATTACAATCAAAAATATAAGAAACTATCCCCCTAACAGAATATGTATCTACCCAACTATGTGTGTTTACTTTTGCACTGTAACCTACTAACTGTGCATCCTTATATTCTTCATAATTATTAAACTTCCACAATTTCATTTTAATACATCCTTCATAGTTTTTAAAAATACTGTTTCGTGATAATACACAGTATAGTTTTCTATTGCTTTTCTCGAACAGTCATTATAAAAATCTTTGTCATCTTTTAATTCTTTTGCAAGTGATACGGCCTTCTCTATATCATATAACCCAACTGATAAATCAGGTTGACATAACCGTTGTGGATCTGATTCTTCATAACCAATACACGGTATCCCTAAAAATGCTGAATTAAGACAAAATGTTCCAGCAGTTATGGCCGGCATTAGATGAACTGAATATCTATATTCTGCTAATTTGTAAATCCAATCAATAAATTCTATATGTGGTAAAACTGATAATCTTGGTAATTGGTCATGAAAATCAGTATTCCTCATCTTCGGCATATCAATGGGATTATCATATGTATCAGCCACTAAATAGGAATCAAATCCACCATACCATTCCGAACAATTACCACCAATCATTGTCTTATCTTGTTTCTCTACCTTACGAGCATCTAATAAATAATCTTCAATCATCAATGTTGGAATTGTATGAACTGGAGTATTTGGTGCAACTCCTCTATAATATTTATAGTCTATAACATTCTCACTCAATATACCATCAACACTATTCAGAATATTCACATGGATAACTTGATGTGGTAATTTCATAGTTTGATGAATCCAAGAAGTTGCCTCTTGCATAAACCAAACCTTCTTACCAAATTGTCTTGACTTCTCTACTATATCAAAGGTCAATAAAAATTCTCTAAGTTGTGGTGTTTTAGATATTAATAATATCACATGGTCATATCCACTTCCATTAAATTTATCTATATTATAAATTGGAAGATGGTCTGATTGTAAAGCACACATCTGAGCAAATTCAGTTCTCATGTGTCTATAATCACGTGGTACTTTATCTGTATGTCCTAACTCACTTAGGAATAGTATTTTATTGTTCATATAATTCTTCGTATACTCGTTTTACAAAATAATCTGAACCCCTGTCCAAGGAATTAGTAGGGATGGCATTAAAATGATAAACCCATGCTTGTTCATATAAATTCTGTAATGAATCTCCCCACCATGATTGTCCAAAGTTCAATAAATTTTTACTTACCATGTGATGAAGATTATATGTAGACGGTAATATCTTTAAATCAATTTCTTTAGTTTGAACTAAATAATTTATTGGTGTTTGGTCTGTTCCCAAACCAGTCTTTTGTTTTTCTCTTAGTATATCTTGATTATCAAAATAAAACTCTAAAACCTCATCAAAAAATTCTCTATGAACTTCATTTACTATTTGAAACCCACCATTAAAATACAATCCCCTATCTACTTTATAATTATCAAACAAATCCTTGTAAAGTCGTAAACTTCTGCCTGTCCATTCCCAACACCCCAAATCTAAAACTCCCACATATTTTCTCTCTGTCATCTCGAAAAAATTTGGTGTATCAGGATGAACTATCGTATCGGAATCTACCATCAATACTTGATCAAAATCAACATTATTATGTTCAAGTATTTTAAATAAGTGATATCGTTGCCAAGGAATTGTCATTTCATCCCAATCATATAATGCCTTGTCCCACACTAAAACCTCACAATCATTTTTATCTGCCCAATGTTTCCAAGACTTAGTGGAATACTCATATGAATGATGTCTGCCTCGTCCTGCATCTATGGCAGGAATAAATACTATATTCTTCATTTCTTTTGGTGGTTATGTGATAACAAATAAAAATATTTATTATCTCTAATATCTCCACTTATATAATTGAATTTTAAATCTGTTTTCCAGGCTGAATAATCAAAACTTAATTGGTCACGTTTACTACCATATTTTAGTTCTTCCCACCACTTTTCCATTGTTATCTTTACATCTTCTTCATTATGTTTTCTCAATAATATACCAGAAACTATCAAGCCGTTATTTCTTGGATAATGCATATCCATGTATCTTCCCATTTGTCTTTGTATTAACTTAGGGTCATCTTTAAATTTTTTATTCGGGTCATTATTACCTAAATGGAATATTGCTTCAGCCTCTTGATACACACATCCTCTTGGATCCAATTGACAATTTTTATGGTCATGACAAGCAAAATTTCTATCTGATAAATATTTATCTATCATTTCATTTACATCATTTCTAATTAAAAAGTTTCCATCCATCCAAATACTAATATCATATTCAGACAAATATCTATGTGGTAATAACTTATATCTTCTAGCGTTTCTTGTAGAATCTTTATATAAAGGAATTACTTTTCTAACATCCCAAAAATCAGATTCTAAATTAGTATCCGTAAAACATATGAAATCAAAACCATCAGGTACATACTTTGGTGTTTCTAAATAATCGTAATCACCAAATATAGCAGTATAAATAACTTTACTCATCCACTACTGCTCTACCTTTTAATTGTTCCCAATCTTTTTCAGGTCTTACTTTCAAATTAGTTTTCCAGGCTGCCTTTAATACTCCCATATCAACTCCAATCTCATCACCATACTTTATTAATGCCTGTATATCCTTGGGGAAACAACTACCACCAAAACCAAGTTTACCATCATGACCTGGTACATTTAAATGAGAGTGTCCTACTCTGCCATCACGAATAAACCCCTCTAAAGCATGTTCCCATATTGCACCACACTCGTCACTCAATAATTTCATATCATTAAGAAATGATATTTTAGTGGCAAAAAATGTGTTAGTCATATATTTAATAAGTTCTGCTGTTTCATAATTAGTCTCTATAATTGAAACTGTATTACCAAATCGCCGTCTAAACAATTCACTAACCTCTTTTATATCATCTAAATTTCCACCAAGTATAAATCTTGTCTGATTGATGAAATCAAAATTAGCTGACCTTTCAGTTAAAAACTCTGGGTTAAATACTATTCTTAAATTAGAATACTTCTCTTGTAACTTTCTCGTTGTACCAGGAACAACTGTTGACCTCAAAAGAATTATATTATCAACGGATGCAGCATATACATTCATATCATTTAAAGCCTCATCTACTATATCAACATTAATAGTACCATCCCTATTAGACGGTGTTGGAACTGATAAAAATATTATATCGCTTTCGATAACGACTTCTTCAAGTGTATGAAGTGATTTACTGGGATTTTTATCATATACTCTTATTTTAGCATCTACTCCTACATTTGGTGAAAATCCATATCGTACAGCATTTCCCACAAACCCACTACCAATAATTCCTATATGTTTATCTATTTTCATAATATTCTATGTTCTCCCTGTGAGTTATATTTTAAATAATCTATATCAGAATAATCAAACCCACCGTACTTACTGGAGAAATCTTTATTTTTTACTCCTACCCACCATACTATATTTTTATTCATTTAATTTATCCTACTATAATAATTATCCCAATATTCTATCATCTCGTCTAACATTTCTTCAAAAGAATATGAATGTTCCCACTTTAAAATCTTTTTGGCTTTACTAGGATCTCCTTTTAAAATTTCTAATTCCTCAGGCCTCATATATTTTTCATCAACTGCAACATAATCCTTATAATCCATGCCGAAATTAGAAAAGGTGTAATTACATAAATCCATAACAGTATGTGATACTCCAGTAGCACACACAAAATCATCTGGACTATCATGTTGTAACATTAACCACATAGCATGAACATAATCTTTAGCATGCCCCCAATCCCTAGCCGCATTTAAGTTACCTAATTTTAACTCACTCGAAAAACCATGATAGATAGACACAGCTTCTTTAACCACTTTATTAGTTACAAAATTAGTTCCTCTTCTAGGTGACTCGTGGTTAAATAATATACCATTACTTAAAAACATGTTGTATGAATTCCTATAGTTTCTCATAAGATTATAAGCAAATACTTTAGCACATCCGTAAGGTGATACTGGATCCAGTGGGGTAGTCTCTCTTTGAAATCCATCTTCATCTATATTATTACCAAACATTTCAGATGATGAAGCCTGATATACTTTAGCTTCAGGACAAGATAATCTAACCGATTCTAATAAGTTCATAACTCCAATGGCGGCAGTTTGAGCAGTATAAAGTGGTTGATCAAATGATATTCTAACGTGAGATTGAGCAGCTAAATTATATATTTCATCCGGTTTAACTATCTGAAGAACTCTAATTAATGATGCCATGTCTGTCATATCAGCGTATTCAAGTTTTAATTTTGGGAATATATGATCTAGTCGAGCAGTCTGATTTTCAGCTACTGAATTTCTTTTTAATATACCGTGTACTTCATACCCCTTTTCTAATAATAACTCAGCCAAATATGATCCGTCTTGACCATTTATACCTGTTATTAATGCTTTTTTCATTTAGATATTCCTTTATTTATAATTTCAGATATAGTAATTATTTCATCATCTGTCAATTTTGGATGATTTGGTACATAAAATCCACACAAGTCAACTATGGTAACGTTGGGTAATTCTTTTTTCCCCCACTCTTTAACATAAAATGGCTGAGTTCCCATAGATCCACATATCATTGGTCTTACTTCAATATTATTTTTTTGTAATTCTCTAACAATTTCATCTCTATTGGGATGAATAACTGGATAAGCAAAATTGGATACAAATGAATTAGGTTGTGGTTTTACTTTCCAATAATCATTCTTAATTAATTTTTGATATAGATTAAAATTATATTCTCTCTTTTTACCCCAATCATCTAATTTATCAATCTGACCCAATCCTATAAATGCATTCAAATCAGTTGACCTCAAATTATAACCAGAGTAATAAAATGTATACATAGCATCAAACTCCGAAACATTCCATTCCTTCTGTAATCCAGTTTGGGTTTCTTTCTTTAAGTCTCTATCCCACCCATGACTTCTAAGTGACACCATCAATTCATATAATTCTTCATCATCTGTAGATATAAATCCACCTTCTATTGTAGAAATATGATGACCAAAAAAGGTAGAAAAAGATGACATTCTACCAAAAGTTCCGAGTTTCTTTCCTTTGTACTCACACCCCATTGATTCACAAGTATCTTCTAATAACATTACATTATGTCTCTCACACAATTCAACTATTTTATCCATGTTGGGAACTAATCCCAAAACAGAAACCATCATTAAGGCATCTGGATTTTTTCTCCAAAAAATTTCTTCCAAATGTTCCAAATCAACTGACAAATCATCCATATTACAATCACATAATAATGGTATCATTCCCAACTGCATTACAGGTGCCAAGTCAGTAGCCCAAGCTACAGAAGGAACAACTACCTGAACATTATTCTTTCTATGATGATACTCTTTGAATGCACTTAACATCAATAGATTAGCTGATGAACCTGAATTACAAAATACTGAATATTTTACTCCTAACCAATCAGACCACTTCTTTTCCAATTCTAAAGTCAATGGACCTTTGGTAAGTCTTGGATAAGTACCAAGCCATTCTATTAACTTATCTATATCATTATTACTTATTGTATCTTTTACTAAAGTTATCATATACCTTTGATATTCCTTCTTCTAATGTAGTAAATTTAAAATCTTTTAAAACTGATAATAATTTAGATGAATCTACATCTTTTCTAAATTGTCCATCTGGTTTAGTGTTATCATAATTTACAACTATTTCATCTTTCTTACAAGCTTTTTTTCCAATATTTGCTATATCATTTATACTATAAACTTCTTCTGGAGCCACGTTAAAATTATCAACTATATCATTATCTATCATGTACTTTATAATTCTAGCTAAATCACCACCATACATAAATTGTCTTAATGGTTTTCCGGTACCCCATAATTCTATTTCACCATTAGCTTCATATATCTTTCTAATTAGAGCCGATACAAAATGACTATGATGTTCTTCATATTTATCATACTCACCATATAAATTACAAGGTATTAAATAACACCACTTCTTATCATATTGTTTAACATAAGAATCTATGTGAGCCGCCATACACCTCTTTGCAAAACCATAAGAAAAATTAGTTGGTGTAGGTGGACCATTGAAAAGGTCTTCCTCCAACATAGGATATCTATCAACCTTATCTGGATAAATACAAGTACTCAATATAGATATAACTCTCTCAACATTAAAATCATGACACTTTTTTAAAATATTAGTATTCATCAATATATTTTCTTCGAGATAATCTACCGGACGGTTTATATTATCAACTATACCACCAACACGAGCAGCTAAATGTATAACTATTTTAGGTCTAAAGAAATCTAACATAGAATCAACTCTATTTATATCTGTTAAATCAAAGTCTTTTGAAGATATGTAAACAGCATCTGGTAATATATCCTCTAAATGTTTTCCAACTAAACCAGATCCACCTGTAACTAATATGTTCATCAATGCACTATATCCGATATAATAGAATGATCTTCAGCTATCATAGTATCAGAACTTTCACTGTCTTTATACCAATCACTTTTTAAATTTCCTCTCTTATATAAGTGACAAGATTGTAATACATATTTATTTTCAGTACCCAATATTCTATGTGTATCATTCTTACATTTTTCATCAAGTTCCCAACTCCATAAACTAGAATCTTCCGTAAAATACTTTAAAAAATAATCTCTATTCCACATTGACCAAACGGCTGATTTTCTATATGGTGATTTTTGTCCCATTTCTATTATATTATAATTTTCTGTAGTCTTAATGATGGAATGTGGTTTATTACTAACTTGATCCGTTAACGCTACCCTTGATATATTTTCATCTGTCATAATATTAATTAGATTATCCAGCATATCTACATTAACCTCTCTTATTGGAAAAAAATCATCAACTGAAAAAATAAAATACTTATCGGATATATCAGTAAAATAATTAATTATATCCTCACCAACCTTACCAGCACCTCTATCTTCCCCCAAAGATACAAATGTAAAATTACTATCTAATTCAAATTTGGGTTCTTTGTATCCAAGTATAATGATATTAGGATTTGGTTTCCAATACTTATTAACACAATATTGTAGTCCTTCAACTATATGTGTATTTTTATCTGATGTTAAAATATATATGTTCATTATAATACTATCTCCTTGCCTTTACCAGAATATTTCAAATAGTCTATATTCGAATAATCAAAATCTTTTAGTCTATAATTAGTCCAGTCACCCACGAATGGTCTGTTTACATTTATACAGCCTGCTATTGCGTCAATACTAGCTCCGACATCCATATAAACTGCGTTCTTGTACTCTTTAAATTTATGAAGTATACCCGATTTTGAATGTCCCACACCTAACAAAAATATGTCTGAATCAGATTCTTTTAACTGACTCCCAACAAATTCCTCCACTTTATCTATATCATCACATGCGTATTTTTGTGGAAAATGAATATAATCATTGAAATCATCAATACCGAGATAATCTTTATATTCTTGCCTCCTAAGCAATTCTTGAATTAAATATAGTTTTTCGCTAGCACCTAGTATTCCTATTTTTCCACCAAATTCCTTAAAAAACCATCTGTTAGCAACCAGTCCATACGCATACTCAGCCGGATAACTTATCTCTTTTTGAATTACTTCGTTGAATTTAGATATATTTTCTGGATAAATTTCACATGTGTAATAATCATTAAGTTGAGCCCCACTAATAAATTTATCATGGTTTATTTGATTATATGGTACACTAAGTGCTCTCTTACCCGGCGAAGCACTTCCAACTGATTGACCTTTTAAAAAAAAATAATCACCGTCTCCAAATTTATAAAAGGTTTTAGATTCATTATCGTTTACTAATTGTTTTACGTGTGATTTGTATATCTCTAATCCTTCTTGAAATTGAGGAAACGTATTCGGATCACCAAAACAAGGATTCGAATCCAAATTATTAGTACCATCTATTTTATATAAATCTAAGTACACTATACTCTGTCCTCAAAATACTTATTAACCCAATAAATTACGTAATCAATATCTTCTTCAACCATCCTATTATGACAAGGTAAAGTAATTAACCTTAACCATTCTGTATCTGCTACTGGATACTCTCTATCTTGTAATAAAGGTGTATATTTATGAAGTGGTTTGAAATGTACTGATGTGTGTACTTTTTTATCAGCTAAATAATCAATCAATGAATCTCTATGTTCTTCTGGAACCCTTGCCACATAATATTGAACCGTTTCTGAATGCGGTGGGTTTTCAACTATAGAATTTAATTCATTGTTATATCTCGATTGTATATGTCTTCTAAATTCTAAATTTGCAGGTAATTTTTTCATTTGTTCCAATCCAATAGCAGCCATTATGTCAATCATATAGTATTTATACCCAAGTATATCAACTTGGTAATCCCATGCGTATCCAGGTTTACCACTTTTACCTTGTGTTCTACTCCACGTAGAAGAAACACCAAACCAAGTCATTTCTCTACATTTATCTGATAACTCCTTATCATTAGTAGTTATCATTCCACCATCTCCCATTGGCATAGTCTTTACTGCTTGGAATGACCATACTGCACAATCACCACCCAAACCGGCTCCTGGTGTATAACAACTATGGGCCGTATCTTGAAGTATAAACCCACCAAAAACTTTTCTCAAACCTTCATAGTCGGCCAGTACACCAGCCTTATCTACCGCTATTAATAATTCACTATTTGATTTTTTATACCTATCTACATCATCAGGATCTATACAAAGGGTATCCCGTTTAACATCTACTATATTACTTGTGAAATTATTCCAAAGTGGTATCATGGCTGTGGCTATAAAAGATATGGTTGGATTAATAACATCTATGTCTTTCCAACCCATAGCTTTCATTATTAAATCTTGTCCATGTGAAGCACTTGTAACAGCTATAGCGTATTTATGACCAACCATTTCGGCAAACTTCTCTTCAAATTCAGCAACCTTAGGACCTTTTCCCCACCAACCACTCTCAATAACTTCTTGTAATGCTTGTATTTCTTCTTTACCACCTTTAGGTCCTAAAACTGGTAACATATTTTCTCTTATTTCCATTTTATAGCTCCTTATAAAAATTTACAAACTCATCAAATAACTCTACTGGTGAAGAATCATACAGTTCTCTATTATGATACTTATCAAATATTTTAACATTTTTTAAATTATCAGTTAAATCTCGTTCCCATTTAAATTTTAATCTCCAACCTTCTTCTACTGTCTGTTGAGTAAAAGTAACTGCACCTTCAATAAAAAATGGAAATACTGCCACGCCAGAAGCTCCATATATACTACACTTTGTAGATTGTAATAAAGCTATTTGTTCTTCCACCGAATCTTCACCATTAAATATAATTGATTTAATATATTTCTTATTCTTTTTATACATATCAGTATCTTCCATAGATAACGCCCCACCTGCACTGCTACCTTCTTTTCTTGGTATTCCAATCATTACTATGTTAACTTTTAAATTATTTATTAACATATCAACAAATGTTTCCCAATGTTTTGGATCCCAATCAAGTTTACATACGTTACCGTTCCTATATCTTATACGAGCCATTACTGCTATAGTATCTCTTTTGTGAAATCCAATGCCTTGATTTTCAAAAGTAATTTTATTTCTTACAGAATCTAATATTTCTTTTCTAGCCTGATAATGTCTATAATATCCATCTGGATTCTGTTCCCATGTTAAATTACTGGTATTAAGAGAAAAATGTTCTGGGACTGGAGATTCTATAACTACCTCATCAAAATCATCCATATACTGTTCTTTTATTTGTTTAAGAAAATCAGAAAACTCTAATGGTATAATTTCCATCTTACCACCCCTATACTCACCACCACAGGATGGATAAATACTACAATCTTCTAATTCCTGTGGATATGGAATATAATCATCCACAAAATCTAAATATAAAATCTTTCTACCATTAAATCCGACCATAACAGAATGCCATCCTTCATATTTTGTTTGTTTAAGTTTTCTAATCTCTGGTATATACCAACTTAACTCAAAACAAAATTCCCCCAACCAAGGTCCAAATATAACTAACTTGTTCTTTTTCATAAATAAATTTCACCCTTAATAATATTACTGCCTATTGGAAATTGTCTTTGTATTGTAATACAATCTGAATATCTAACTATACATTGAGTAGTCCCACATTGTATTCCAACATTAACTTTTGCCTTAGATTTAATGTATAATTGAATTCGTAGATCCATATGTCGCATATCTAATCTTTTATCAAATATGAATCCAAGTTCTTCTATTGGTTTATAACTCCAATAAAAATATGGATAATCATTCTGGTGTAATAATACTGTAAGTTTTTCATGGTGTTTTTGAAAAGTCTTAGAATTAAATGTTTTATCATCCTGGCCGAATCTATCAGAGACTAAAAGACAAGCAAAATCACTATCATCGGCGGCCTCGTGGATGATGGTATCTCCTAACTTCTTCTCCTCATCTGACCAATACATTTCTGGCTGTGAATCCATCATTTCTTTATCTGTGAACTGCCAGAACTCTAACATCTGTTTAAGAAGTGGTATATCAGTATTATCATTATCGTATATTCTATAATGATCATGAAACACTTCGCCATCTAACTCATCAACAAACTCATCTACGTATGGATTATTATCAAATATCACATGAACATTATTGTGGTCTTGACCATATAACTTTTTTAGAAGTTTTTTAGTTGGAACATACACCTTACAATCAGGATACTTTTCTTTAAGTAGCTGTGGCATTGCAGATATAATTCCCCAATCACCTATTCCATGACAGGTTCTCATAACCATAAATTCTTGATTATCTAAATATTCATCTGGTATTCGTAATCCTTCTGACTCTTCAAATCCAAGTTGTTCTACTTCATTTACTGAATATAATTGATCATCTAATATTCTATAAAATATCATTTAAAAATTTTCTGTTTAGTCAAATCTATACAAGTATTTGAATCACCAGTATCCTCATTAACTTTTGGAGTATGACTCATCAATATCAAACCACGAGCAGCATCTTCCGGTGTCATATACATATTATAACCAATTAATCCAAACTCATCTTTTTCATATTTGATTTCATTGTGTCTGCCTTCATATCTCATCATCTTAAACCATTCTACTGCAGTTTCATCATTAGTCAAAATCATACCACCCTTACCTATTGGTATTCTCTTTTTAATTTGAAATGATACTACTTGGAATCCGTCTCCCACAACATACATTCCTTCCGTCCATCTTGTAGCTCCGTCATAAATGCTTGTAGGTTTTAATTGATATACTCCACTCCATTCTTTATCTTCAAATTTTACTTTACATCCTGCATTAATTATAGTCATTGGAACTGAAACATATGTTCTGGATGGAATAGTTATTTCACCTTCATAATTCAAATATTTTAGACATAAGAATAATCCATCTGTACAATTATCAACCGAAACTCCATATTTACAACCAGCAAATTTTGCAACTTCATTTTCAAATATTTCAACCACATCCCAAGGGTCTTTCCAATCATAACCATATTCTCTAATCAGGTCAAGTTCTGGCCGTTGAAACTCTTTTGGTATTTTACCTACTGGCCAAATTTTATATCCCACCTTACCAACTCACTTCCCAATCTTCAAACTCTGCTGCTATACAATCTACTTTATAATCTTTTCTTCCATCATCATCAAGTTGATCCTGTATAATGTTCTTTGCAGTATTTCTGATTCCATTTAATCCATGGGTAAGTCCAAGATTTCCATCACCCCCACCTGCTCTGTATTTAGTTTCATTGTGCCATATATGTAAATTCATTTGAGATAGTACCACAATTGCCCTAACCATTTTTCCGTCTAAACCCAATTCTGTTAAGTCATGGACTATATCATCAATTTCTTGAGCATATTCCGCTTTATGTTCTGGAATAAACACTTCCTTTAATTGAATAATTGAAAGTCTATCTATTAACTCACTAACAGTTGGTAAGTATTTTCTATCTATTGATTTCATCGTATAACCTATTTTGAGTTTCTTGTTTATCTATTGTCTTATGGTGGTATAATGATAATTCTTCATTTGGTGGGAGGTGTGCGTATGTTTTACAACCTGTAATGTGTTCATGAACTGGTTTTACCCATCTTATTTTTTCATCATTACGAAATACTCTCGCTTGATAGTCGGGTGAGTTAATTATTGGAACTTTATATTTTACTTTGACTTTCATTTTTACAATATTTCTTCTTCAACAATTAAGTCCATTTTTTTCAAGAGTTTATATTCTTCACTTTCAGTATCCATAACCTTTTCATTATAAAGCTCAAATGGTGCAGTTATTTTCCAACCCCATTGTTTTATGTGTTGTTCTGTTATTCCATCAACTGTATTTACTCTTGGTATCCAAATTAAATCAGCATCATTCATTTCTAATATCGGTTTAAGTTGCTCTAATAATATTTCATTCGGGTACTCATCGGCATCCAGATGGAAAATATAATCACCGAAGCAATTAGCCTTCCCATAATTCTTTAACTCTGAAAAATCTCCATCAAAATCAAAATTTACTGAGCTGAAAGCTAATGGATCTTCGTAACTATATAGATAATCCCTGACCTCATCACTACCATTTTTACTATCTCTAACTATAACAATTTCATCTCCATCTCGTTTGTGTTTTAGTAGAAATGGAAGTAATTTTTGTATTTCTTCAAGTTCAGTGCAAACGGTAATGCAATAACTAATTTTCATTTTCAAATAACTCTATTTGTTTTTCATACTGTTTAGACTTTTCTTTGCCACTTAATGCTGATTCAAAGTCGTAGTTTAATAATTCTACTAATTTCATTTTATCAAGTTTAAATGTTTTGTATATATTTGGAAGTGTTTTCTCAAGTTTTTTTATGTTTTTGTTATAGAATACCTTTGGTGCTGAATATCCACTTGGAAACTTTAATGATTGATATTCAAACTTTCCATCACTTTCATTCAATATACCTTTACTCTCCTTTATAATTTTCTTTAATTCAACTGGTGGGACTTCTGCTAAATCGAGACAGTGAGCTTTTTGATCCTTCATACCACCAGCAACTGGCCATAAGTTTAATATCAAAATTAAATACCGTTCTTTAGATGCAGTTTTACTGTCATATCTGATTTCATAAACTACTCCTTGTTTTAAATCACGGGGTTTGGATTTTTTACGACCCTTATTCCCACCGATAATTTTACCTCTATGTAATCTGTAGTACTTAGCCATTTCCTATATCCTTTGCAAATCCCATGTCTTTACATGCTGTTAAAAATTCATATTGTCCATATTCTATTGCACCGTCTACATCAAGTTTTTCTGTGTAAAACTCATCATCTTTTCCTGGAATTGGATAGGATTGTTTTTCATTTTCAGTAACCTCTACTACAGTTGCATATTTCCATACCCAATTATCTAATGATCCCTCTGGAAATATCATACCCATTTTACCCATATTTATAACGGATGGATACCAGTATATTTGTCTTTCTTCATCAAAAAACTCTAAATCTTTAACAAGTTTAGAAGTGGTTTCTAATAGTTTTGCTCTTTCTGTGTTGTCCTCTGTATAAAAGGTATTACTGGTAAATCCGCAATTAAAACAGATGAAGCTGCTAAATGTTTCCTGTATATCTTCAAAACAAGTATCTTTATCATAACATACAGGACAATCTATTACTCTTTCCATATTATTTTACTCTCTTTAATTTTGGTAGCTCTATTGAAGGTTTCTCTTTTACTTCACCCACTTTTTTTAGTTTAGGTAATTTCAACTCCACAGGTTGTGCTGGTGCCTCAAAATCAGGTAAGTATTTATCAAGTATTTTCTCAAACTTTACAGTCATTGCATCAAGTGAGAACTTTGTCTTATTCACTATACCCTGTTTCTTTGACTTTACCAAGTATTTATTATAATTATCATGAACATCTTTTAACATTTTAGATGCGTAATTATAATTTACAGTGAACCACTGCGTTCCTTTAATGTGCATTCCCTTTTGTAGTGACTCCGCCTTAACATCATTCATACTGCCCGGCAATAATACTGATTTTTCATTATTCAAAAAATCTGTATGTCCACTCCAATTTGGTGCAATTACTGGTTTTTCACTTAAAGATGCTTCAAGTAATGGGCGACCAAATCCTTCTCCGTGAGTGAATGAAACATGGACCTTTACCTTTGGATGATTGTATAAATCATTCATCTCATCATCTCGTAAATCACCATGAAGAACATAAACATTTGGTAGATTACCACTTACAGTTTGTTTAATTTGACTTAATTTTTCAAGTATATCTTCTCTATCTAATATACAAGGAGTTGCACCACTTGTTTTTAGAATGAGTGCTGGTTGTTTCTTCTTATTCTTAAATGTTTCCAAGAATGTTTTAATCAACATACCAAGGTCTTTTCTATCATTTCCCAAACCACCTTGTAACCAATGACCTACGAATAAGAAACAAAAATCTTCATCTATTACTGATAGTTCATCTACCAAATCCTTTGAGAACTCATTTGTAGTTTTGTATATGTTTGTATCTGCACCTTCAAATAAAACCTCTACTGGAGTTTGACATCTAACTTCACCAATTTTTTGTTGTGTCTGTTTATCATGTTTATCAAACACCACCTTCTCTATACTTTCCTTTACAAAGTTTGCAGGAACTATATTCAAATTCATTCTATTTAGCCCTTCTACCCATTCAGGAGGACATACAGTAGTTTCAAGTCCTGCAGTTATGCCCAATGAAAATTTACCAATAGGATTGAATTCATTAGGAACACTCATTTGAATAAGTATATCTGGTTGTCTATCCATATTTGGACCAGATAGTATTCTCTTTATAATTGGAGTATCATTTGGATTACTTTCCTCAAGTGCATTCTGGGGAGTGGACCCCCACCTCATAGGCCAAACTTTTACATCAAATTTATCCATCATTACCAGCGAACGAACTATATCTCTGGCATGACTCCCGTACCCTGATCTTGTTCCAACCGGACCTTGAAATAATAATAAAGGCTTATACATATATTTCAACCTCCCCACTATATTTAATTCTAATAAATTTCGATTTCATTACATTCATAATTTCGTTTTGCCTCTTAATATCTATTTGTTTTAATTTACCATTTTTATTGTAATGGTGTGTTTCATCATATTCCACAACCACGCTTTTCTCTTTATCATATCCATCTACGAAATATCTCGTATCTGGTATTTGATATTCTCCACCATTTTCTGCGTGTTGAAAGTTGTAACCATTTTCTTTTCCGTATTGTTCTATTATTTTACAGGCTTCTGGGTTATACCTATTTTTCTTCCACTTTCTTAATGTATAAATAGATGCACATTTAATTGAACAATATTTAGCGGTATTCTTTCTATTATTTTGTACATAAAATACCATTTTGCAATTCTTACATTTAATTTCATATTCATCTTTTCCCAATGAAATTCCTATTTTATTTTCATTTGCACATTTTACAGAACAACATTTATACTTACTTTGATTTTTTTGTACATAAAACTCATTTTCACAATTTTCACAAATTTTATAAAACCCAGTAAATCTCCCAGTACTGTTTATTTTATTAGAACAACTATGACTACAATAGCGTGGAGTTTTTAATTTTAACATATATGGTTTATAATATACATCATTTTCACATTCCGAATTACAACACTTTTTATATTTTCCTGTTTTTTTTCTTCCCATCACCACTCTCCCGTTTATCAATATATTCAATAATAATATGAGAAGTCCATTCATTCATTTTCAGGAAATTCTTCTTACAATAATCCTTCAATCTGTCATGAGCTTCTTTTGTTATTTTTAATGTTTTCATATTATCTTCCATACTAATAAATATAAGAAAGTAGAAAAAAGTGTAGTTTTTTCTTCATTTAATTTAAACTTTATATAATGTAAATCGTTTTCTTGGTGTCCATTTTTCAAATGCTGTATCCATATCATGAACAAATCTGTCACACATTAGTTTTGCTGACATGCCCACTTCTTCTGTTAATAGATATTCTCTACCATATCCACCAAATTCTTTTCTCTTTTCAGGTCCTTCATTATACCACTCCATTAGTCTATCTGCCACATCATCAAACCTACATCTATCGTCAAATATATAAGGCGTTGGAATTGAACCCTGTAAACTTCTATTTGATGGCCATACTGGTTTTACCCAATCTCCCCAAGTTAAATCAGGATTATCTTTCCATTTTCTATCATCATGTAATGAATGTACCCAATCATAATCTTTTTCCGTTAATAGTTTGTCCTTATAAATAAATCCACACTGATCTTGTAGTCCACCAGTTACATTTACCGTTATTGGTGTTCCTGACATTAGACTTTCTGCCGTACCAAGTCCGTAACCTTCATTACTCGCAATGTTTATAGTTACATCTGCAATATTATAGAGAAAATTGAGTTGTTCGTCATCTATCTTTTGGTGTGAAAATATAACATCATAATCAGGACAAACAGAATCAACCACTCGTGGTAAATCTGTTCCATTTTGGTCTACTGGTTGAGTGTGCATAATCAACACACATTTATCTGCATTTTCTTTTGGTAATTGGTCACAGAATGTTTTATATGCCATAATCACATCACTTGGAACTTTTCTTCTAATGTTTCTATTGTTCCAAAATACTATAAAATCCTTTTCTGTATTATGAAGTACTGATTTTCTATATCCCTGTAGTTTGTTCCAGGCTTCCATATCTAATTCATTTATTGGAAAGAACTTATCTTCTGGAATACCATGTGGAACATATGTACAATCCCAATCTGTTCTCGGTTTCTTCACGGCAGCATCTCTAACCATTGCAACAGATTGCTTGGATATGCTCATAATCAAATCAGAGCTTTCATAGAAAAACTCGTTGTATCTTGGAGTAGGGCGGTCGTCCCAGATTGAATAGTAAAAAATTGGAATGTGTTGGCGTAATTCATGTTCCATTTGATATAACCACCCCCAAAAGCGAGGGTCTGTATAATGAAGTATGGCGTCTGGTTTTTCAATGTTCATCAACTGACGAAGTAATTCCTGATTTCCATAACCACTAATTGGATATATTTTAAGATAGGCATCTTCAATTCCAGTTTCTTCACGGACTGAATCATTCATATCCACCACTTTACCTTCTTCTGGATGTTTGATTGCTCCACCTGCTTGACAAAATTTATATCTATGTAACATTCCAAGTACAAAGTTTTTGGAGACTGTACCAACTCCACTACTCATTCTTAAATCATCCGATAATAATAATATAGTTTTTCTATCTTCTATCGGAAGAACTTCAGTTCCGTTTCTTATGTCTCCAATCTTATATTTTTTCATCATTGTTTCATTTATAACCTCATTTTCTATTTAAAAATTACTACCACTTGCTTCAAGTTCAGTATATTCCACTATAGATTTCTTATATTCTTCATCATTCAAGTATCTATTCATTGACCTATTTACCAATTTTTGTAGAGTGAATTCTTCTCTTAATGCCACTTCCTTAAATCTCTTATATAAATCCGTTATTATTTTAACGGAAGTTAGTTTTGCATCACTTTTCATATTCATCCCTTATTCTATTTATATTTTCGTTTACTAACGGATCCGAAAACTCTTTTATATTTTTTTTAAACTTATACAGGCCAAAGTGCTTCACTTACCTGTTCTATGTATGTGGTTAAAGCATAAGTCTTAATAAACTCATCGTCAGATGTTAAGAGTTCTTCCAAAATTACGAGAGATTCATCCTCTAAATCTTCTGCCGTATCATCTATAGGGATATCCACCTCATCTGCCTCAATGATTTTTATTAAAGTATCATACTCAATACTACTAACTCTATCCTCGTGCACAATCCCATAGTTCCATACTAATTTATATAATATTTCACTTAAATCGCGAAATACTTCTAAAGGTGTTCCTATAGAGTCGTAACTAAATACTTGTCCCATTATTTTCCTCCAATTTCATTTGTCATGAATGGTTTTGCACTAACTCGGCCCAACTTTTCTCTTAAAGTTTCTAATCCCCAAATTACTACATCAATTGTTTTAATTACATATTTCATAAATTGTTCTCCGTATATACATATATATATCAAATTAATCTAAAATTACAACTTTTTTTTCTAATTTTGTAGCGTATTCTATTGTGTTATTTGTTCCACTTGATTTATGACCCTTTGGTATGAATGCTACTATATAATCACTATATTCAGCTATTTGTTTATTTCTATCATGATAATTCCACACAGCGTATTTCTTTCCATATTCACTTCTATCTAATATACAATGCTGATTGTACTGGTAATGTGATGGTGGAAACTCTACATATTTCATATCAAACTCAATAGCAAATTTCTTCGCATATCCATCGGCTCCATGTTTTTGACCACCACTAACTATTTCTACTTCATCACCAAACTTTTCCTTTAACCCAAATACGAACTCTCTAATCTTTCGTTTGTTTGCATATTTGCGAGATCCAACGCAACCAACTTTTACCATAACCTAATCCTCATAATCATTTCGTTTTTGTTTCCTTTTTACCTGTTGTTGTTTTGATGGTTTTGGATTGGATACAAATTCTATGGTATCTTTAAACTCACTCAATCCATCCAATATTCCCTCTACTTCTGATGTGCCTGTGAAATAATATTGAAACCTATAATTCAATTCTGGTGTTATATCTTTGACGTGTGTCATATTGAACCACGTAAAGTCACCCCTTTCTGTATAATTACCAACTTTTATAGTTGTCTTATAATGGAGTATTTTTTCATATCGTTCTAAAAACCCCTTTAAATCTTTGGATGTTATATCACCTTCATCATACCACAGTTGCAATTTAAACGGGTGGATATCATACACTTCATTTATTTTGTCTATAACGGAATGTTCAATGTCCGTGTTTAAAAAATACGACAATTTTGTTCGCATACTAAAACTATGAATTATCACGTTGTTTCTCCAGGTTTCCTATCACACAAATCTGGTTGGTCTGCATACTCACACCATTTACAATTCTTTACTGATGGTAGTTTACTATAAATATGGTCTGTCCTATATTCTCCTTCATCTGTAAAACAATCATCTATAAAATCCTTTAATCGTCTATTTACTTTGTTTATAGATGGTGTGCCATTTGCAGGAGTAAATATCTGTATTCTCTTTTGTGGAAAATCTGTTCCCTCATATAACTTTCGTTTTACTATAAAAAACTCTACATCAATTCTATCTAATGGAATATCAAATTGTTTAGAGAAAAACTGTTTGTATAATAATAACTGGTCTGTCTTGTTTTTATCTTTCTTTTGATATTTGTTCCAACCATATGTAGCTGTCTTAATATCAATAATTTTTATTCGTTCCAGTTTAACGTCACGAATTATCAAATCTATAAAACCCTTAAATTTAATATTTTTACTCATACCAAAATCAAGAGCGGTTTCTATTCCAAGCAATTCATATCCACGTTTACTAAAATACTGGTCTCGTTTTTTCTTAAAGAAATCTATAATTTTTAGTCCATCCTGATAAAACTCGTTCATTTCATCCTTTGTACAAATCTCTACTCCACCATTATTTTGTAAAGTTTCCACAAAATTTTCACGCATTCTATCTTCTAACATCTCATCAAGATAGAGTTCGTTTGCCTCTTTTATACTTTGAGTATACATTACTTTTAAATATTCTTGTAATACTTCATGCATACTTGCACCAAATAAGGTATGAATATTACCGTCAAATATTGATTTTTTATCTACATATGACAACTTCCACTTCCACGGACACTGCACCCACTGTGAATATTGGCTATACGATATAGTTTTAGACATAATTGATCTTACGAATAATTAATGAGAAAGTCAAGCTAATTTTGACTTGACAGTCTCTTTACTCTGAACACCTACTAATCTTTCAACTTCCATACCATTTTCTTCTATTATAGTAGTTGGAACTGACTTGACTCCCATTGAAGCTGCCATTGTTTGATTTTCATCTATGTCTATAAACTCTATACTATATCCCTCGCTAGACAATTCTTCCATTACTGGTTTGAATGACTTACAGGGCAGACACCAAACAGCCGTGTAGTATTTTGCTGTTTTCATTTTGTTTTCTCCTATTTACCCCATTTACCATTTTTAACTATTTGAGCAATAATACCATATACCGATATATCCTTGAAGGCATCCATTGTGGGTTCTGCCTGTCCTTCACTATTTCGTTTGATAATGAGATTGACTAATCTGTTTACTTTGTCGTTTACTCTAACTACTAATGCCGTTAGTGATAATTTTACATCTGTTTCAGTTTTTAAATCTGTTCCCATACTGATATTGCCGGGACCATAATCGTGTTGTTTCAATGCGAATAACTCATATTGTTCTTCTTGTATTTTACGAAACTCACCCATCATTTCTGGCCAATCTCTTTCCATCAAATCTACTACACTGTCATTTGATTTAGGTTGAGTTGGTGAACCGTCATTTCCATAAATTACTTTTTTCTTACTATCTTTTATAAATTTTGTCATTACCCACTCCTATTTAATTTCATCGATAACACCGTATTCCAATGCTTCTTCTGCTGTTAGATATGTATCTTGTTTACTAATTCTTTCCCAAAATTCCTGGTCTTTATTTGTGACTTCACCGAGAATACGGTTGATATTACTTTGTAATTTTTTCAAATGATCTGCACCTTTTAAAACATCTGACGTTTTACCGGCCTCAAATGCTGAACCTTCGTGGACCATCACAGTAGAATTTTTGCTCATAGAACGAACCCCTGTCCCACAGGAAAGAATAACTGCTGCCGCGGACATTGCTGCTCCAAAGCAATGAGTGTTCACTTTTACTGGTAGTGATTTGAAATAATCAATCGTTCCTAACATTGCATAAACATCACCACCATATGATGAAATAATCAAATTGATATCTTCACCTCTATTGTAATGAATAAGGCTATCCAATCTCGTCATTGTAGAATACAAACTGTCAGTATCTATATCGTATGTAAGATACATTGTATTCTTGTTTATATCTATTCCCCATTCAAGTTGTTTGAATAGTGTTTCTTTCGTTTCGTGCATTTTTACTCCTCTATTGTTATAAATTCACATCCAAGAAAATCTATTATTTCTTGTTTTCTTCGTTCATCTCGTAGTAAAGTCATTTTTTAAAAACAAATATTGGTTCGTACTTATAACCGGCCCCCATTACTGAAGATAATGTTAGTTCTATCACATCTTCATAAGTAAATCCAACTTCCTTTGCAACTTTAATTGTACCTTCTTCTATAAATTTGTGTTTTGGTGTGTTCGATATATTAATCAACATATACTTTCCATCTTTTAATCCGTAATAACAATTTTCCATAGTCTGTCTCATAAACTTATTCATCCAAGCTTGTTCACTTGGAAACTTTATATAACTTTGAGTTGGTTCATCACTATATTTTTCAGTGTCGAAATATGGTGGACTTGTGAAACATAGGTCAAGTGAATTTTTATCAGGACGATAAACTTCTGACCCACACTTATATATATCAACTTTTTTCCCTAAATACGAAAAATCTTTTTTCATTTCTAATAGACCTTCGTATGTCCTTGTAGCTGGTTCAGTTCCAATATAATGTTTAGTATTAGATGCTGCTAAAAATCCTAATAACCTGCCACCCCAACCACTTGACATATCTCTAATCACTGGACCACCATATTTTTCATAAATTAGTTTTGCTGCCGTTGGTCTGAAATTAGATACTGATTGTGTTCCTGTATAAATCTTAATTGATTGTCGTAATCTGTTTTCGTGAAACTTATTATGGGTTCTCTCTCCTTCTCCACTCCAATGTTTAAGTTGCCACTTCCAACATTTCTTTATGGTTGACTTAAACTTATCATCATCTAAAAAAGTTTCCATTGGTGAGTTCATAGAATTTCCACATTGTATTTCCCAGAAAAACGGGAAGTAGGACCAAGCTAATCGTAAAGCATGCATAGTCTGTATAATTTTCTTATCCTCAAATATAGTGGATACATCAAATTTACGCAGTTTCCTCATATGAGAATGTTTCTCATCTTCTCGTATTTTGTAGTGAGGGAAACCGTGTCTGCGGTAATACTTGAATATGACATCTACACCATAATCAATATCTACGGTATCTATATTATTTGTAACTCTCTCAAACTCTAAATCATCGAAATCATAATCAAAGAAATTACCGAGTGTTGAATAATCCGTTCTACTCACGGTAAATTTAGTTTTTTCAGTTCCTTTGGATCCACTCCATATTTCTGAAGTATCGTTTTTAGATTTGCTTTGTTCTGTTCTGTTGAATAAAACACATCTAAATATTCTCTTGCCTCTGATAAACTCACTTCATAATATTTAGAAATTATTTCCAATAACCATTTTTCATATTTCATTTTAGTTTTCCCCTTAACATACCGCAACCACTGCTTACCCTTTGGTAATATGTTTGTGTATAACTTGTATAACTCTTTTGGTTTCAGATTGTATCTCTGAAATTCATTTACTACATCAACATATTCCATCTTCATAGATAGAAACCTATGTATCATATAGTTAGACCACTGCTTCTTCTCTGTTTCGTTCAGAGAATCCCAATAACCTTTAGTTTGTTTTTGTGTAATATGTGTAACGTGGTCGAATAGACCTTTATTTTTCATAACTATAATTATTAAACTACTTTCTCAAAATCAGTTTTAATAGCTTCCCCAGAACGAACTTCCACTTTCAACCGCGGATGTGTCCAATGTGGTAGAACCCGATTGCCAGGCTAAATTATAACTTGGATATGATCCAGTCCGTGCATTTAATGCATCTGTAAGTGTAGAAGCTATACTTGAAGTAAATGAACCCCAATTATCCCCATATGAAGTCTTTATCCAACTCTCCATAGATGAAGTAGTTACATTATCCCATGCAACAAAACTTTCCGTTACAGCCGCAACAAGTTCAGTAGAATAATCTATTCTCTCATAATTTAATATACCAGCTACTGATGATGAACCACTATCCATAAATGAATAGTTAACATTTCTTACAACATCAACAAATGAACTGCTAAAATCGTATCTCCAACAATTTCTTACTTGAAAATCCATTTAAATTCTCCTATACTATAATTTACCATTAATAAATATCACAATTAAAAACATTCATTAAATAATAAATGAACTCTATTCTCTTTTTTATCATAAGTAGACGGGTTTACCGCTGTATGTGAATTACTTGCTTCTATTTCATATACAAACCCATCATCTGGTATATGAAATCCAATACCGTGTGAAGATTCTAATATATCATCATTATATATATTACTCTCATTAGTTCTAACATAATAAAAACTATCTACTGGGGATATTATTGGAAGATGCCATCTTCGTTCAAAATCACGATGCATATTATAAACACTCTCTGGTTTCATTATCATGATTCTAATTCTACCTATTGAAAATTGTAATTTCATTTCATTACAAACCTTCCAAATATAAGGACACATAGTTTCTAATTTAGGGTTTAATACAGAAAAATCTTTCTCACTATATTTCATACCTGGATTTGTTTTTTCCCAAAATAAACTACCTACATTTTGAACCCACCTTTTATCTTCTTCACAATCTTCAGTATAGGTTAACCCTATCTGATTGAATCCACCCTGATCACTTTCTACTTCAGAATCCAATATCTTCCAATCTCGTTTTAAAGCATAACTATCAAATCTAATATTTAATCGTTTTATAAAATCACTTGTTTTCAAGTGTAATCTCCCTTATTCTACCATCAAAATTAATTATAAAATTAACTACTTCGAGTATTCTATCAACTTTTAATTTTTTACCGTCCCACCATTCTGTTATTCTTGGTGTATCTGTCCAGCCAGGTCTAATCAAAGAACATTTCACCCCAGTAGATTCCATAAAATATTTAAAATTTGTTTTATCTAAAAGTCTTTTACCTTCACTATAATCATGTCCTTTACCAAAATCAGGTGCATTTGAACCAATAGAAATTATCATTTTACTTGAGTCGTTTTTCCATTTGGAATAAACATACTTTAATGCATCAGATTGTGCATTAGGATTATCATCATCATAGGCGTTGTTAATAAACAAATCACATTTCTCATCAAACCACTCTGATATTTCTGTTATAGGTTTATCATTAGACCTACTCGTACCAATTATCTTACCTTCAAGGTTTTCATAGAGATGTTTTCCTATACCAGAAGTATGACCTGTAATTATAACATACACTTTATAGTTGAATCAATACGGCTATAAAACATAAAAGTATTGATAGTCCAATCTTCCAAGTAATTGCCTCACCAATAAACATCCAAGTAAATAATGCAAATATTAATGTTCCCATAAAATGTGACATAATCTTGAAGAACCAAGCTTGATTTGAAAATGCAAAACTATATTTTACAGCGTATGCAAATAATAATCCAGTAGGAATTGCTGCTAACAATGCGGGTATAGGTGGTTTTGCCCATTTCCATGCTAATTGACCAGTTTGTGTAACCCACGCCAAACTATATGCCGTTGCCATTAAAATAACTGTTAATACAAAATCATTATTCCAAAATTTCATAATTAAAACCTATAAAATAATGAAAATGTAGAACTTCTGGGAATACCAGTCTGAAATCTCCAACTACTCGCACTTGACCAATATTCTGTATTCAATAAATTATGAACTTGTAACTGTACATCGAGATTTTTAGATACACCATATTTAATTGATAAATCAGTAAGGAAACTTGATGGTAATGTTGCAGAATCTTCTGTAGATACCCACTCACCATTCTCATCATTGTGTCCATCAACCGAAACTTCAGAATTATTTTCCATAATATAAATGTCATCATAATATCTCGAAGAAACTACTGCAGTTAAATCTTTCCATTTATATGAAAGATTACCACTCAATATAGTTTGTGGAAATCCAGTTTCATACCTTGTATCACCAATGGTTGAATCTACATCAAAACCATATAGTATACTTCTACCTTCTTCTCCAAATGGTGTCCCCCAAACATTCTCAGACTTTGAATAATTTAAGTTCAATACTAATCCATATGGAAGTTCTAATGTGGTATATAACTCTATTCCACTATAATTGGCATCACCTATTGGAATATATTTTCTTCCCTGATAATCATAATCATCAGTATTAGCCATCTCTGGATTTACAACCAACATATTTTTACCTCTAAAATCTATATTATATATATTCAATCCACTATTCTTATATTTAACTCCAAATTCAGTATCAATTGCTTCTTCTAAGGTTATATCTTCCTTTGGTTTACCATAATTAAACATTGCCCGTATTCGTGGTTCATTTTCTGTTTTCGATACGCTCAACCTTGTTGATAAATCGTTATTATGTGTATAGACTACTCCAAGTTTAGGTGACCAACTTGTAAATTTCTTATCCCAAGTAATAAGTTTACCAGTAGTATTATTAGTACTAATCATATTTTCTTCTACTTCATAAGTAATACTGGAACGTTGTAAATCAGCCAATACAGAAAATTTACCAATATTTTGTAAATACCTAACAAAAAAACTTGATTGTGGTTTGTATGTAGTAAAATCCCAAATCTTCCCACCTTCAGGAAATCCAGTTGGAACTCCACCAATATTATAATAATATTCATCTCCACCAAAACCATTATTAATATATGCCTTATGGTCTGATATCCAAACTCTATTATCAAATCCAGCATATATTTTACTATCCTTATTGAGTGTCTTTGATAAAGTAAGTACTTGACCAAATTGTTTATGGTCAACCCAACTTGTATATTGATGTAAATTAGGATACCACGGGGCACCTGCATTTACTGATTCATAACTCATTAACCCATTTTCATCTTTACTAACAAAATAAAACTTATCCAATAGTGCTAAAAATCCATTACCCCAAGAATAATGTAAATCATTATTTAACTCAACACCATTATCAAAAGTATAACTATGGTGTAATTCTAACATTGGTTTATGATAAGCATTATTATCTAAACTTGACCTTCCACCTGCATTAATAAAACTACCAACACTATTTGATGTTCCACCTTTTGCAAACCCAACAACATCACTTAAAGTCAAATAGGATTCTGAATCTGGTACATCTAATGTGCTAACTTGAACGTTTCCACTATAATTTCTACCATACTTAGCAAAAGTAGATGGTGATTGACCATAAAATCCAAGCGTATTAAGTGCAGGTGAACCATGAAATACCAATCTCAAATTGTGTCCTTTGTAATTAGTTCTGGCTGAAAGATAATATGCTAAAGACTCAAAATAAGAACCTACTTTATACCCATAATCACGAAGATATGTAAATCTTGTAGTATAATTCTCAGCTGTCTTATTAACACTAAACTTTAAATTACGAGAATCTCCATTCCAAGTAGAATAACCAAAATTAGTTTCTGGTTTATCAGAATCATCAGTAATTATATGAACACTACCACCAAGATTACCAAGTCCATATAAAGATGAACTAACTCCTCGTTGAACTTGAATTTTATTTGTTGATTGAGATGTTGATCCCCAATTTGACCACCAAACCTTTTTAGAAGTTGGATCATTTATAGGAATATTGTTTATAGATACAGAAAGTCTTTGTTCGTCAAAACCTCTTACCCATAAATTAGTTTGAGATTTAACTCCCAAATCATTTCTAATATAAACACCTGGAACATTTGACAAATGATATGCTAAGTCTTGTCCCTCAAAAGTTTCAATCTGTTCTTTATTAATATCTGTATATGATACTGGTGTATTTGATTTTGCAATATTATAATCACCAACTACAACAATCGTATCACCAACGAAATCACTATCCCACACTATTACTGTCTGTGAATATCCCACACTCATTAATATCGCAATCAATAACTTCTTCATTATTTCTCCTTATTTATTTTCAATAATTTTGTTGTACAACTTATACCTTCTGTTTTATGTAACATACTTAATGCTGAATGATTCCATTTTTCTGTATGCCATAATAATTTTTTATAACCCATTTGTCCTAATAATTCTGGATGATAAGATTTTAAAAAACGAGAAAATGAATTTCCTCTATATCTCCTATCAATATAAAAATTTATACCAAAAACTTCATTATCTTCTATAAATATATCCTTAATAAATATAAATTCATTTTTTTTCCTGGGACTATAAACCAACCCATTACTTCTATTAAGATAAACAGAAATTTTTCCTAAAACATCCCACTGCCATCCAACTATCTCATCTTGGTATTCTAAAATCCAAAATAAAAAATTACCACTCCTTAATCTCCACTTGGCTTCTTCCATATCCCACATTCCATGATATGGATATTTATCACCCTTCTCGGTTGAAAATTCTTCCAAAAAGTTATCTAATCCCTTTTGTAATTTAATCTCAAGTTTATCATTTATTTTCTTAACTCTGTTTAACTCTAATCCATCAAAGTATTCCATATCAAGACATTTATAATTTTCTATATCTAAAATACAACTTAAAACTTTAATTTTCATAAATGATTCACCACTTTGGGAACACGAGATATAAATTTATATCCCCCATCTACTCTTTCCCAAATATCTTTAGTATTGAACCATCCACTCGTCCTCTCCTCACCTAAATATCCCAACATAAGACCTGGTCCTTTTACTAATAATTCACTTTTATAGTTCAACTTAACATCATAATCTTTATGTGGATTCATAATCAATGTATTTTTACCTGTCATTCCTGGCATTAAAACTTCCGTCATAGACCAACTACACCACCAATCACTACCACATTGTTCTTTAAACTTATCAACTTGATATTGTTCAACAAAATCCGAACCCATAGTTGTTCTTGCACCATCAAAATCTTCAGTACCATTTAACATATCATTCATCTTTGGTGTCATTGGAATCATAGTAAATGCATGTTTGTTAATTGTAGATGGATTCCATTTCTCTATTATAAATTTTGCTCCAGATAAAAAAGATGGAATTGTTATCATTAATAATGCTGTCGTATTAGATAACTCTGGACAATAAACAAAATCATCTTCTGTATATTCCCACTCTTTAATAGATTCTAAAACGCACCATTCAATACTACTCCATGAATGAGTAACAAATTTACTTTTACCTGTTGTTCCAGATGTAGAATAAACTGCTGCAATGTCGTCTGTTAAATATTTAGACTTAGACTCTATCTCATCAAGATGGTGTTGTTCTATATTAGATGATACAGGAATATATGTTGTGTTAGTTTTATAACACGCAAAGAAATCAATCACATAATCCATTCTCTCTTCAGATTTAGATATAAGGTATGTTCCATCTAACTGTTCTGCACGTTTATCTATATGATTGACTATTTCAGGATTAACATTCTGTAACATCTCATATAATATCATAATTTCTCTATTTTATTTTTGTTTTCATGTGGAAATTCCATATCGGGTATAGGTTTATTTAAAAATTTACATAATTTTTCCCAACCATCTCCCTCATCACAAATATTCATATCTAAATAATCTATATTTTTCTTATTTAAAAATCTTATATTACTATCATGTTTAAATTTAGTCCTACCTTTCACCCACTCCTTCTGATGTTCTGGATAATTTCTAAACACTTCTTCATCACCGACACCTAACCAATTCCAATTATTAAACTTTCCTTGTTGTATTCTTATAATTTTACTCGTAAAACAGAATCCACGTAGTCATCTAAATTTTTTGTTAAACTAATATACTTGGCATCTGGATATTCATCTACAATATGACTAAAGACTGTAGGTTCGTAGATAGGATAATCCAAATAACAATCATATTTATCAATTCCATCTAATATTCCCACACCAAGTTCTAAGTTATTAGAAAATTTCATTAAGATTTCCATAAAATTATTACTTCCAGTATGTAACACACTATACCCTAAAATTTGTAATGATTGAGATAAACTTATAGTTCCAGTTTTATTATATCCCAATACAAATATTTTACTCATCTAACAAAACTCTCATGTAATATTAAATTTTCTATATCACTACAAAAAACTATAACTCTCATTCTATCTCCATCTTCAATTTTCTTATAATATTCTTCCCAATCACTATTCTTCATAAAATCTTCAAAAACATAATTTCTTGCTGACATTTGATCTATCTTACTATACTCATCATAAGAATACCTTAACATAAAAATATTATCAGGAACATCAAATTCTGGAATTGGTGATGGCCAAGCATCTATAATAAACTCATCGTACTCCACTCCATTAGATTTTAATGATTCCTTTAATTCATCTGTCCATTCCTCTGATGGATTCACTTCAGAATAAGAAATATTTCTTAATCCTAATACAAAAGTAAAATTATTTCTTTTTAAGAAATCTATAAAATCATCATATTTAAAATTTCTACTCTCCAATTCTCCCAAATCAATATTAGTATTTATTTCAGTTATATTATCCTCGACCACATCAAATGCAACAAGAGTTCCACAATTTTTATTGGTCTCTGTTAAATAATTATTTGTAGTCCAATGGTTGGCTATTTCTAACGATATACCTTCTATTTTTTTATCGTGTCCCACTCTACCTTTTCCCATTTATCATTTGATGTTAATTTGAATGCTCCTATGAATATTTGATCCCATTGTTCAGGTTCTATTAAACTCAACCACAAATGACCTTCTTCATGTTGATATAAATAATAAGTATGTCCTACAACAGGCTGAAAACTATACTTGGCATCATAGACAAGTTTATTCCACTCATACTCTTTCATCAATTTGATGTATTCTTCTTTTATCTCATTATATCGTGTTTCAAAATAATGATTTGTAGATACTATCCGTTCTTGTTTCCAAGAACTAATATTAGTTGGTTTTATTGCTGGAGCACCAACATTACTTCCATAAGGTAATATTGCTGGGTTATCTGCAACATTATCTGGTTTTTTACCCACTAAATACCTTTACTATCAGCCCATTCCAAATCTGGTCGAGAAAGTGCATCTTTTTTTGGTTTATTGATTTCTTCATCCAAACCAAGTCCACTACCTTCTAAAAACATCTTTGGAACTTTACCACAATCACCACAACTATAAACCTGAACTGGTACAAGTGCTTCTTGTCCTGTTGGTGACATAATTGGTGAAATTCTTTTAATTACACTTGCTGTAATAAAAAGGTAATTCCCACAATCATCACATTTTATAGTATCTGCTTTTTTCAAATCCACTTGAACTTCTTGTTGTGGTTGTCGAGGTGCTTTTCTTTTAGCCATTTTATAACTCCTTTAATATAACTGTTATTCTCTCCAAATATCTAATGTTGTACAATGAAAACTACCACCAAGTGTCCTTGAATGTCTAAGTTTCATTGGAATAACTTCTATGTTATGTTTGTATAATTCTTTATGTAACTCCGTCTGATTTTCATCGCATAGAACCAAGTTTGAATTTAAAGATAATAAATTTATCCCAATCCAAACTGATGCATGATTAAAATCTCCATAGTATCCAATGTCTACCATCTCTGGACACCAAATCTTATCCCAAGATTTTAATAACTCTGGCATATTATCTTCATTAACTCTATCGGGATTTAATAAACACAATCCCTCTCTTAACAATGCTATAGTAGAATCTAAATGAACATAACTATACAAATTTTCTAATATATGAACTCTATATTCACTTCCAAGAAAATTCTGTAACCATTGGGCTCCTAATTTATTACCCGTATTTGATAATAAATATAAGATATCATTATTACATCGTAAAATATTTGCCGCATCAAACACAGGTTCTACCTCTGTTAATGTTAATTCATCTAAATTTTCTCTCTGATAACTATCGTTTGTTAATCTTGGTTTTGGTGCTGATACCCACCTTGCACCCTTCTTCATATAATCAATAAACTCATTTCTAAACGAAAATGTTTCAAAGTACCTTGACCTCAATGCCATAGGTGATTCAATTATAGTATCACCAATAACAACTACACTATCTCGTGGACAATAATTGTAATATCCATCTGAAATCCACTCTCCATTTGATAATGTCTTAAAATTATCTTGTGTTTCTGGTCTCTTAACTGTTACTCTAAATGATTTAAGAGTAGATACTAATTCTTCTAAATCTTCTTTAGTTTCTTCTATAACTTGTTCTGGATAATAACCTTCTGTAACATCATCAATATTGTCTTTATTGGCATAGTTAATACAATGAAGGTCTTTACCCTTTATTGGATTATTTGGATTTTCTATATTACCTACGAATACCTCTTTCAAAGTATCCCATTCATTACAACTCTTTACCATTTTGATACTTTCTTATTTTTTCATTAATTAACCAAACACCATCTCTGTTATCTTTCTTATAATTTCCTTGTACTTTAATATTTCCATTTTTATAATACAATTTAAATAGACCTTCTTTAAAACCACCTACATAATTTATTTCACTTTGTATATTACCGTTTTCATAATACCATTTCCATTGACCACTAATCCTTAAATTTCCTACAAAACCACCCTTTACCATTACATTGCCATTTTTCCAATAAAATACAAACCGTGACCTTTTTATCTTTAACCGATGATTCAAAAGATTATCGAACACGTCCACTGTATTATCTACTAATTTTTTTTCTAAATCAGGATTTTCATCTCTCCATTTCAGATATTCTTTATATCGTGGATCAAATGATAACACAACTTTTCCATCAATCTCTATGGCGTTTTCATTATTTGATATTTTCTTATATTTGGGCATCTAATTTTATAGGTAAGTTAGGTTCAACATATTTTTCAAAAAACATCTTATGTCCTTTAACATTAAAATGGCATCCATCAGGACCAAAGTATTGTTCTACTCCATCAACTTTCAATACATCCCAATTTTTATCATAATCAAATTCTACAAATTTATTCCTATCCAACTTATTATAATAAAATTTTACAGCATCTACATCCATTTTTAATAATGGTTTCCACCATTCAATAAAAAGTATAGGAATATTTTTCATTTTACATTCATTTTGAAGTAAATACAACTCTCTTAAATATCTAACTTGTGTTTCATATACTGATGGTAAAATCTGTTCTAAATAAAAAATATCAAACATCTCATAATACTCAGGATCATATATCAAATCATGTTCTTTGTACGGAAAATTTTCTGATAAAATATGTTTTCTATCATCAAAATCACGTCTGTCTGGACTAAATCTATAATCTACTGAACTGTATTTTTCCCAAAAATCTGCGTTAAAAAATATATTCGTTGATTTACAACTAGCACCTTTAAAGTCTTTTCTATGTAATACTAATGATTGATGATTTATACCAAGAACTGTTCTAAACTGCTCTGTTATCTGAAATATAACTAAATCAACTTCAGTCTTATTCAACTCCCACATTAAATGATCAATAATAAAAAGATTACCTGCACCAGAAATAGTATGAGAACTTATATTACAATCATATTTCTCCTTCAACAATGAATGCCAAGTTTTTTGCTTTGTAACATAATATGGTGCTGAATGTGAACATCCACCTACTAATACTGTTTTTTTCATAGTAACTCTTTATTATCTATAACCGAACTCACAACTTCAAACCATTTTTGATGACCTAATTTATTAGGGTGGTCATCATTTGGTGACAGTCTCACTTCATCTTTTGGAAACTGGTTTAAATATCCATCAAATGAATTATCAGGTAATATCCAATTCTCCCAATCAAAAATTTCTACTGCCGTATTCCAAAGTTGCATAGGATCAGGAAGGGCGGAGTGTAAAATACAAGTATCATGGAATACATTCCAAAATAAATATTTACAATTATTTGCTTTCAAAATACATTCTAAAGAATAAACTCGTCTAATGCTATCTTTGCACATAATATCAATATCAATAAACTTTTCAACATATTCCTTTTTAAATTCAGTAGATACATCGTATCCGTCTACCGATATCTGCGTCAAACCCATTGGATTTCCACGAATAGGTTTATTATTTAACCTTAAATAAAAATTGTGATGCCCCATCTGGATATATTCTTCTCTAAGAGTATGATATAATTCAAACCGAGTAGGTTTAGACCACCCAATTAAAAATAGTGTATCTTGTAATTCAGATTGATTATTCATAATATGATTTATACTTGTTCTATAGATTCTATAACTGCTTGCACCACCTTGCCATGCATGATTAACTTCTAAATTATATTTATCACCCAATAATTGACCAAATGATTCACTTTTCTCTAACCCATCCCCACAAAAACTATCTCCATTATAATACAAATATTTCATTTAGAATCTCCTAACATTTTTATAAACATATCTATCTTACCAATATCTGAAGTTACATTTGGTTTATTCATATATTGTCTTGCAAAAGCACTCCATGATGACACAGTGTGTGTTATTAAATAACTACAAAATGCAAGTCCAAATAAATCTACAATATCCTTTAAAGTATTTTGTTTTATAACATTATCTCTATAATTCACAATTTTATCCCTGATACTACTATCTTTTATTTTAAATTTATATTCTTTTAAAACATCTTTATAAGTAATTATATCATAATTGTCCGATAAAAACTTAATACTATCCAAGGGTAAATCACTACTTACATAAAATTTTTGTTTTGGATTAAATTTTAATATTTTTTCAATAAATCTAATATAAACATTATTATCAATGTTCTCATATTTACCTTCTTCACCATTAGATGCGAACGTTCCCCGTACACCGTGCGACTTTCTTATATGAATACCAACCATACCTCTAGCGGTACTTTCAATCAAATAGTTTAATTTTGCATCTTTAATTTTTATTAATTGTAACGGCCGCTTTAAATGGTATTTATCATCAAAATAATCAAGATGAAACCTATTAAACGCCCACCCGTCAACTGGAAACCAATTTTCTGTACTATCTAACTTAAATCCACAATGTCTTATAACATTAGAATCAAAAGGATATGAATCTTTAATAAATTCAGAATCACTTTGGTCTACACGTGAAGTTAAAGGTAAATTTAAAAATTCTAATTCTGGCCACCACATTTTTTGAACTTCAATTTTCATATTATTAATTTTAGCAATTTGATATCCAAGTTCCCAATGATAAATTCTATTACATAATCCAGTATCTTCATTCGTAATGTATCCACTACCTCGGTGTGGTTCTACCCATTTTAAAATACCATTCATAACTTCTCTTTAATTAATTCTACAATTCTCTTATGTCCTAATTCATTTGGATGAGTATGATGTTCTTCAAAATATATACTTTTTTTCATTTGCATGTCTGGACCATTATTCTCTAAATCCCAAGATTCATATTCATCTTTTCCACCCAATAGTGTAGTCAAAGACTTTTTAATATTTAAAAAATTATCAACATTAATTAAAGATTTAAATCTACTGTCTATAATAAATTCACCACCATAATTATGCATAAATAAATACTTACAACCAATACCATCTAATGCTGATTGAATAGAATAAGTAAATAAACTTGCATGATATCTAAACCAAACTTCTGTTTTATCCCCTAACCAAGACATATATCTTTCTTTATCTGCTTCATAATACCAACTTATGAAACTTCCCTGTTGTTGATCCATCCATCTTATATCAGGCGGAATAACTATTAATATAGTATCATCACTATTAATATCACGAACATTACCAAATATCCGAGTTACTATTACTGAATATGAATTACCTTGAGATGAAAAATTTATAAATTTTTCTCCTAAATCCTTTGCTAAATGATAAACGAAAGGATTTTCATTTTCATTTAATTCAGAACCATAACTCCAACTATCTCCGAAACAGTAAATCATGTGATAATCCTTCCTAATTTATAATATAAATCTGGTAATACTGGATTATGATATATTACCCAATTCTGATTATGTTTCCTTTTCTCTAAAATATTCTCTTGTGTAAATATTTGATTAACTTTACTCTTATTCTTATTCCACATATCAATATATCGTTTTATTTCTTTAACTACCATATTAAATCTATTATCAATATTAACTTCATCATCATAACTTTCATCAAATAATTCTGGATAAGTTTCAAATCCCATACCTCTAAGTACTTCTAATGTTCCCGAATTTGACAAACTAATAAATGGTTGTCCGTGAAGTAATGGTTTTACATTCTTTTCACATAAAAATATTCTACCATCTATCTCATCTATATCACAATTACAAAATGTTTCAAAATATGTATTTTCATAATATTTACTTAATTCATATTTTTTTTGTTCATTCCAACCTCCACCTGATTTAAAGTGTTCCTCATCATCTAAATATATTCCATAATCAATAGCCGAATAAATAGAAACATCTAATCCCCCAATACTTTTAATCTTGTTAAAAAACTTCTCTTTATATGGCCACATTTTTCTGGTAAGAAAAAGGAATAACTTATCTCTTTCATTAGTTACCAAAATATTTTTTAATAAAATTTCTCTATGATTTTTCTCCCTCTTAACCAAATGCATAACATCAGGAAAAAATCCCGCAATTCCAATTACATTAATAGGAACATCATCCTTAAATTTACTCTTTAATTTCCAATTATTATAATTTTTTTCTATCTTTAAATCACTGGTTAAAAATATTATTTTATTTGCAGGATATTTATGTTTTCTTATTTCT